CGCTTGAAGTTGAACCTATACACCGGCGTAATCTTTCAGTTTTTGCCGAGCTGCCGTTCTCTCTAGACCAACTGCATAGCGAGCAGCGATGCCATATAGCCCGGATCGGCCGCCATCAGCGCTTTGTTGTCGGTCAGCTTGGCCGGGACGAACGTCAGGGACTTCGCGGGAATCGGCACGCGTTCGCCGGCGTCGTTGAGCATGGTGTATTGTGCGAGATCGGCGGGATCGTCGGCCCACTTCAAGTCCTCGCCGACGCGGACGAACCAGCGCAGCTTACCCGAGCGCTCTGGGATGGGGAGGCCGGTGTCCTGATCGATCCACCACGCGATGAGTTCGGCGACCCAGCTATCGGCGTCGGGGTTGCAGGTGGCGCGGATGTAGGGCCGCACGCCGCACATCGAGCGGTTGCGCGAGACCATGTACCAGAACTGCGTCGGCGTGAAATGCGTCAGCTCGTCGAACTTGATGAGCGGGATCTGCGAGCCCTGCCAGTTGAACCGCGTCTTGTCGTGTTCGAGGTGGGCGAAGCTGGCTGTGGCGCCGCTGGGGAACGTCCATGTCAGGACATGCTCCTTGGGCTCGGCGCCCACCAGCGGATAGAGGTTCGCACTCTCGTCCCACAGGCCTCCCTCATTGCGGATTTGCACCGTGGAGCGTCGGAAGGTGACTGAGCCGAAGCCGGGGTTGTGGATGTGGCGCAGGTCTTCGAGCAGCAGCGCCCATGTCTTGCCCCCGCCGGCCGAGCCGCCGTAGATCGCGATGTCCGCGGAAGTCCCGAGAAAGGCCGTTTGGGGGCCTTCCTGCGGCATGATGGTCTGACCGGGGACAATCTGGAAAGCGGATGCACGGAGGGCGGCGAGGGTGGTCATTCAGCAGCTTGCTGGCGCTCGAAATAAAACTGGATAGGGTCTTCGCGAACGGCAATGACGCCAAAGCGTTCGCCGGTGCGGAACGTTGAAGTCTGCTTGCGAACGATCTCGGCTGAGCGCTGGATATATGTGCGCCAATCCTCAAGAGTATAGCCGCCCTTGTGTATGTTGCACGGCGCGCAGGCGGGCATCATGTTGCCAACACGATTGCGCTCGGGCTTCATCAGCTTGACTGTATCCAGATCGTTCCACGGCGATGGCTGCACGCGGATGACCGGTTCCATGTGATCGGCGTGCATGGTCTTGCCTAGTTCACCGCCGCAATAGGCGCACCGGCCTCCGAACTTCTGCCGGAGAGCATCGCGTTGGGTTTTCGTGCCGCGCCATTCGTCGTCGGCTGGGTCTGCGAACGGCATGATGTCGCTCACCCATCCCTCCCATTATCCGGCAGCGCGAAGATGGCGACGGCGGGGGCGGCGTTGGGCAGATCCTTGCCATCCTTGCCCGTCAGCTCGCGCCGGTTCGTGTAGGCGTTGCCCATCTCCTCGGCGGCCTGCTTGTGGAGCTGGGCCGCGAGCGCGAAGTTCTTCATCGTCTCGGCCTTCACCGCCATGCGATTGAGCGCGCGGACCCGTGTCGCCTTGTTCGCGATCGGGATGTCGTTGACGTTTTCCAAGAACTTCCGTCGCGCATCCTCGAACATCGTGCGCCACTTCGCCGCTAGGCCATGGCCGGCGAACTTGGTCGGGTCATGTGCCTGCACGACCTGCCTGCTCACCTCCAGACCGAACTCGTCCTTGACCGCGGCGGCAACCTGGCTTGGCGTGTCGAATGCCGCCAAGGCGTTGATGATGAAGACTTTCACCTCTTCGGGGAGGCCGGGCTTAGCGGCGGCCATCAGTCATACCTCCGTCAAGCCGCTGCGCGCAGGCATGTGCCGCACGCCCCGGCAATATCCGAAGCCTGCATGATCGGTTTACGGTTCGCAGCCTCGACAAGCTCCGTGACCCCGGTAGCGCTCGCCCCGTAGCGCGCCACGACGCCCACGAACTGCTCCACGTCATGGCCGCGGATCCCGAACGAGGGACGCCCATCATTGGTGAACTTGGGCGCCCCGTACTGATCCAGCTTCTGCGCCGCATGGTAAAGCTCATGCTCGACCAGCGCGCAGAAGCTCGCATCATCGAGCATGGCGGCGGCCGGTGCCGAGAAGGTCAGGAGGAAATCCGGCATGGCACCGAACCACTCCTCGATCTGCTGGACCGCACGAGCCCGCTGCCATTTCCCCATCGCCATGGGCGGCATGAGCTCGCACTGGCCGATGACCGTCCGCATGTTCCGGCTGTTGTCGCAGTTCGTCCACAGCACCCCGATCTCGGCTTCCGCGAGGTGCGCGTGATCCGGGTTCGCCAGTTCGCCGTCCTCCGCGATGAACGTGTCCACGATCCAGTCGCGCAGTTCCTCGGACGGCTCGAAGCAGTCGCCGATGCTGCTGATGAGGTCGGCCGGCGGCTGTGGGCGCATCACGCCATCTCCGGCTGCGGTTCAACCCGAACCGCAGGGGCATCCCGCCGGCCCCCAGCCTTGCGCCCGGTCCGCTGCACCCGGCGCCGCTCCGCCAGCAGTTCCGGCCCGCCGGCCTTGGCGATGAGCTGCATCAGCACAGCGTTGCTGAGCCCATAGGTCCGCTCCATGCCGCGCCAGCCGGAGCGGAGGAACACGGAACGGACTTCGGCGGGATTGATCTGGGATACGCGGCTCATAGGTCTACCACTCCGTAATTGGCTTCGATGATGGCTTCGATGGCGAGGCGGCGGGCCTCGGGCGATCCGCAGCGGTTGGAGGCCTGGATGATCGTCCGATAGGCGTCGTCCTCGGGGTCGGGATCATTGGGCAGCATCGTCGCCTGCCGATCCGTCCGGACCTTCGCCTCGGCGCGGAGTGCCGCGACCGTCATCCGTTCCGCCTCGGCCTTGGCCAGCAGTGTCTCGGCCTCGGTGTCGTCCTCCACGGCCATGACCGCGAGGTGGTGCCCGAAGGTGAGGGCGGCCCGGCGGCGATCCTCGGGGAAGCGCCGGCAGGTATCGACGATCGGGGCGAAGCGATCCGCATCCGCCACGAAGATCGCGTTGGCTTCCTCCAGCGCAGCGCGGCCGAACCGGGCCTCGTCACAGCCGAAGATCAGCCAGTCGCCGATGACCCAGTTCACCGCCCGGCGGGCCATGCACAGCTTCCGGCCGAGATTGGTCCACTCGTCGAAGGTCATGGTCTCGGGCAGGTCGAGGCCGAGCGCGAATTGCTCACCGGCGGGGATGAGGTTCATGGGGGTGAGGGCGTTCATGCGACCTGCTCCGATGCGGCGATCATCCGGTTGATCTTGGCGAGGTCGTCGCGCCGGCCGCGCCAGATCGCATCGACCGCCTTCAGGATGGCCGGGACGATCTTCGAAGGATGATCCGCCTCGCGTGTCGCCCGATCGGTTCCGAACTTGAGCAGGTCGGCAGGAAGGCCGTCGAGCGCTCCACCGGCAGCGATCAGCCAGTTCCGCTGGTCAGCCTGGCTCATGCCGCTCGGCGCGGTCAGGACGAGGCACGGCGCCAGATAGCGGCGGAAATCCTCGACGGTCGCAGGGCGCAGCATGGCCTCAGCCGCCCGCTTCGCCGCCGGCAGTTGGGCCGCCAAGGTAGGCGAAAGGAACTGGCTCATCTCGCTGTTGGGCACGAGCCAAGCCGCCGAACGCATCGTCGAAAGCAGCGAGCGTTCGTCCTCGGGCGTCGCGACCGGGTAGAGCTTGGTGACGTTCTGGGCGATCGGATTGGTATCCATGGGCGTGGGCCTCCATGCGGGCTCGGAATTGGCGGATCGGGTTGGCGAACCATTTCAGCGAGTGGATGCGCTCGGTGTTGCTGGCGACGGCCTGCCGGATCGCAGGCAGCATGTGCGCCTCGGGGTCGATCCCCTCGGCCAGCCACTCGCGGACCGTGGCCTGGTGCTCGATGATCCGGTTCGGATCGACGTGGCGAACGCCGGCTGTGCGGCACAGCTCGTCGGTCAGGGCGATCAGGTCGGACGGGAAGTCGTTGGCGGGGGCAGAAGAGGGTTCGGCCTCGCGCGCGCGCTCGTGCGCGATGCCACCATCATCTTCTTCTATTGAATCTCCCTGTCTCTCTCCCTGTCCCTGTCTCTGTCCCTTGGATGGCGTTTCCTCGGGGACATTCGGAGATGTCCCTAGGGACAGATACGGGACCGAGAGGGGGTGTCGTTCAGACACGAAGGAGACGAAGTCGGGTGCAGAGAGGTCTGTCCCGTTGCGCTGGTTGGCCTTCTTGATGCGGGCGCATTCGGTGCGGTGCCGCTGTTCAAGCTTTCCTTGCCATGACGCGAGCGCCTGTTCAGCAACCACAGGATGATACAGGCGGCCATCGCTGCATGTGACGAAGCCACGTAGTGCGCCAGCCTTATGCTTCTTCCATGTGCGCACATCACGACCCAGACCCACCATCTTCATGAGCACGGCATCGCTGTCCGGTAAGCTCGCTACCGGCACCTGATGCCATGATGCGCACCAGAGAAGGACGGCGTACCAGCAGGCTTCCGGGTGCTCCTCCGCCGCGAAGTCGCTGTCGCGCAGGCGCGCAACCTGAAGCGGCATGAACGGGAAGTCCTGAAGGTCCGCATCCGGTGGGGTCAGTGGGGTGGGAGTGCTCATGCGGCGGCCTTCCAGTCCAGCCAGCCGATCGTCGGCGCGCCCGCATGGTCATGATCCCAGACCAGCCAAGCGAAGGCGATCACGCCATGACCATCTCCTACGGCCTTCAAGCGACCGCGCTGCATCGGCACGCGGCGAGACATGATCCAGACGCGGGCAAGCGGCGTGGACGGGAACCATGCACCGCGCTCGACGCCCTCAAGGAAGGCCAGCCGCAGGAACATCGCCACCTTGCCGGTGGAGAGCGCGAGGGCATGATCCACGAATTCGCGCGCCAGCTTGAACGGCGGGTTCGTCACGATGTTGGGTGCACGCGCCTGCCACTCCATCAGGAAGTCGGTGCGGGGTTCGCCGAATCCACGATCCTCCAGATCGGTGCTGATGACTTGGTGCCCGGCGGCTTCCAGCACGCGCGACATATCGCCCTCGCCGCAAGCGCACTCCCAGATCGATCCGGTGAAGGTCTCGACGCGCAGCAATGCTTCCGTTGCGGCGGGGAAGGTCGGATAAAAGTCGTCCTTCTCCCGGTTCGCGTGATCGACGATCTGCGCGACCGAATAGGCGATGCCGGCACTCACTCGAACACCTCACGAGACCAATCGTCGCCCTTACGCTTGGGCGCCTTCACCGCGATAAATCGGACAGGAAAGCGTTCGGCAGCGACCTTGATCTTCACGCGGGCATCGTCAGCCCAAAAGCCCTTGACCTCGTGGGCCTCAAGCTGGCCATCGGTGAGCATGACGGCGAAATCAGGCGTGTAGAACGTGTTGTCGGCGAGCCGAAACTTCAGGCCCTCGAACAGATACCATGCGACCTCGCCGGCAGCGCGGCGCGCCTCCAGAAGCGACGAATAGGCCGCCTCCGTCTTGTTCATGGCACCGGCCTTCAGACGGCCGAGCGCGCGCGTGTCGAAGCGAGGCGCACTAGCCATGCCGCTTGCCCAGCCCGACGATAATGAGGGCGGCGACTAGATAGAGATCATCGCACTGAACGGGGGCACCGCGCGTCAGGATTGCGAACCCGAACGCCGTCATGGCGCAGATCGCGTTCCTCACAGGTCGAGGCTCCCCTGCATCCCGAGGGCGCGCTTGTAGGTGTCCAGCAGCGCCTCAGCTTCCTCGCGGGCCTGCCGCTCCATCTTCCGGAGCCGCACGATGGTACGCATCGTCTTCGGGTCGTAGCCGGTGGATTTGGCCTCTAGGTAGACATCCTTGATGTCGTCCTGCATGCCCTTCTTCTCATCTTCGAGGCGCTCGATCCGCTCGATGAAGAGGCGAAGGCGATCGTCGGCGTTCCCATTGCTCATGGTCAGATCCTCCAGGGCAGGCCGCGGGCGAGACGCATCGCGCGGGTTTTATCGATCATCAGCTCGCGTTCGGCGGCGCGCTGCTTGGCGGTGCGGGCTCGACGCTTCTCGATGCCGCGCTTGGCGGCGTCGCTGCGGGCCTGAAACACGATCTGGGCCGGCGTCGGTTCGGTGTGGCCCAGAAGACGGGCAAGGAAGCGGGGCATTGTTCAATACTCCTGCTGTTTCTGACGGGCGTGGCGCGCGCGCTGGGCGCGATCGAACTCGGCGATGGCGCGGCGGGCATCCGCGACCGGCCCCCGGCGGGCTATGTCTTCCTCGATGATCCGGCGGGCTTCCTTGGCGCCTACCTTGCGGCTCAGAGCGCGGTATTCGTCGACGCGATCTGTGGGGCACCAACCGATCCGCTGCTGCCGGACCAGCGCTGTACGCGCGG